GTTGTAGCCATCCCAGTAGTCCCTTGTGCAAGGTGCTTTGGGTGGGAGGCCATCGATGTAGTCATTCCAGCCTTCGTCGTAGTAACGATGACCTTCAGGGTAGTCGTACTTCGATTTCATTGTCCTTTGTCCATCATGTCTTGATAGAAGGCATCAGCCAGCTTCAGGTAGGCAGCCCTAGAGACTTGGCTACCCTTGCATTTTGCGTGGGTGTGGAATCTCCGGTACTCTCCATAGCTGAAGTCTTTACTGATTGCATCAAACTCGATGGAGCTCCAGATGGTAGGAGCTTTGGGCAGACTCTCAGTGTACTCATGGTACTCGATCATGAGCCTCTTGACGTAGAGGTCCACAATGTCAGCCTCACGGCCGTAGAGTCCTGGTTGTTGTCGATGCCACCTCAGTAGAGCATCCCATAACTTGCTCCATGTGTTGGCTCCCTCGAGGGATGTCTTGAGAGGATTTTTCTTAGTGAACATTCTTGCTCACCTTCTCGGTCTTGGCCACACGACGCTCAGCCGCCTTGATGATTTTCTTGGCCAGAGTGTGCTGACCACTGTCGGTAGTGACGTTCTTCTTGAAGCAGGCTTCGACCAGAGCCAACGCGATCTGATTCGATCTGGCCGGCGTGAAGTGGATGGTCTCGTCACGATCCTGCCGTGCTTCGAGCATCTCATCCAGTGCTTTCAGGAGCTTCTTCTTCGAGAGCTCTTGCGTGAAGGGTATGTTGATGAAGATCGACTCGAGTTCCGGTGACACTTCGTTGTTCTTGTTCAGTTGGAAGTGAGCAGCGCGGATCATGGTTTGGGTCAGTGCGAACATGGTATGTCCTTTCAGATAGGTAACTTCATTGAGATTGGGATGCCTAGCTTGGTGCTCTGCATCACAAAGAACTTGACGTGAGGTGGCCAACCTTGGTTAGAACTCATTGAGTCCTCTACGCGTGATTGGCGTGGTGTATTCCTCCACGAATGGTTTTGCTTCGTACAAGAATCTCAGGCCAACATGCACTTCATCACCGTGTCTGAGGGTGACCTCTACCAAAAGGTTCTTACGCAGCCACTCTTTCAGTTCTTGTTCAGTCATGCTTGTCCTCTCTTTTCAAGGATTCTTGCATCATGTTGCCGTAGGTCTTGGCATCGATGATGTTCAGCTTGCCGGCTTGTGATTTGACACCTTCCGACCAGAAGGCGTATTTCTTGGTACCTTCCTTGATCCAGGTGTACAGGTTGTGATGGATCGTTGTCATGCTTGCTCCTTGGGAGTTTCGACAACAGCCTTCTTCGGCCGACCAGCTTCCTTCCAGATGCTCCGTGGGATGTACCGTGAGCCAACCACGGTGGAGACAATCTCATGGGCCTCTTGATCGGAGACTCGCATGATGACTGTCTTGTCGGATTGGCTATCTTGGGCCACTTCAATGCATTTCATTGGAAATTCCTTTGTTTAGGTCTTGGGATGACCTGGGTGATGGGATGTCTACGGTTGGAGCGTCTTGGGTGGAGTTTATTAAGTGGTTATTATTGTACGATCCGCTCCTGACACCCACAGCCAGAGTCTCCCACCCAATACGTCTTCTACTGACCATACTGGGCGGGATTTCATAGCAGGGAGATCCCTACGCGTATCTCTGGTCGGTAGTCTCAGGCCGCAGGAGCCGCAGACAACTCGTACACGTTGGTCACTTCCATGACCGTCCCGTCGAGATCGAACTTTTCCATGAAGGCTTGGATGTCTTCGACCTTGTCTCCAGCCACGAACATCGTGCGATGGAACTCGTCGCCCTTGTTGAGCTTGGCCTGAGTCCTCTGGTAGCTGGTCTGGTACTCGTTGACCACCAGATAGAGGTTGTACTCCTTGAGAGCTTCACGCAGACCGCTCTCGGTGTTGAGACTCAGGGCTTGGACCTCTTCGCGGGAGAACAGGTCAGGACCGACTTGGGTGAGGAGAACGAACAACATGGTATGTCCTTTCAGGTGAGGTTGTGGTTGTGCTTAGTTCAGCACTTGGAACACTTGGGCGAGCTTCTTGGAGTCAGCACAGATGCACTTCAGCGCGTTGACGTACTCGTCGTCACTGATGTCTTCCATGCAAGCGCTCCAGCCCATGCGCTCTGCGATGAGCGTCTTGATCTGGTCCAGTGGCTGGACATGTTCGAGAGTATTCGAGTTCGAAAGGTCGTCAAGGACGCTGTCGATCTCACTCGTGCCGGCGACCTCTGCCTGCATCGAGGGCAGACCATGCAGCATAGCCCAGAAGTTGTTGACGTAGTACGTGGGACCACCGGCATTGTTGTTGAGAGTAGTGATCTGCCACATACCAGGCCATGAGGCCACCGGCTCGCAGATGTCTGCGGTTCGGTTGGTGTTGTCGAGGAGTTCTTCGAGTTCTTCTTCGGACTCGATGACGTGGTAATCCCCGCCGAGCCATGAGTAGAAGTCTGCTGAGCGGACGTCACTGCCTTCGGGTTGCTCCGAGGCTGTGCACATCATCGAGTTGATCTCACCCAGTAGGTCAATGGGGAAGAGGTAACCACCGTCGATGGTCATTGCAGCCCACATATCGTTCAGGTTGATGAACTGTTTCATCTGATTCTCCTTGGTTCGGTGGTGATCAGGCTTCGATGGTGTAGAACCAACGATTGGGATCGAACCCACCAGCAGACACGAACTTGACCGGCGTCTCGCTGGCACCCAACTCCTGGATCTTCTTCCAGAGGTTGCGGCCATGTCCGACACTCGGCAGGCGCTCCACACGGCACTCACGAGCATTGCCATCATCGCACAGGACGCGGATGGTCTGCTTGTCCTTGTCGTAATGAGCGCTGGTCATCGTCACTGAAAGCGAACGACGATCATTGCCACCACGAGTGGTCGTGAAGTTGGCCGATTTCTTGAACACTGCGGAAGTAACAGCCATGGTATCTCCTTGGTTGGCTGGTTGAGGAACAGTCGGATGACTGCCCTGTGATGGATACTCCTCAGTACCCATCCGAGGGCATTCAGGCCCAGAGGTCAGCACACATCAGGACGATGCTGCCGACGAGGTTGAAGGTGATAATAGCAGTGATGATCATTGGATCTCCATGAAGGCGTGATCGGGGTCGCACTGGTTGATGAACATCTCGGCATGTGCTCTGATGTCGAAGGTGATGATGACCTTGTCGGTCAGGATGTTGATGATGCGATACATGGCTTACTCCTTGGGCAGGTTGGGACGAACGATGTACACATAACCGAAGTCATACTCACGATCCATCTCGTGAATATCCCAACGATCATCGTACGCAATGATGACCTCATCCTTGAGATCGAACAGCATGTCAGCAGACAGAGGGGGAAGGAACATGGTAGCACTCCTGGTTGGTGGCACACAAAGCGCCGAAAGAAAGCGAGGGGGCACAAAAAGAAAATGGCCCTAACCCGCAAACAAACAATCCTTTCACACAGACACACAGAGACACACTCCCACCCAGAGACCCTAGCCAGAGTTTCGCCGAGACAAACTAGCCGGTACCTTTAGGGCAGCGCCCGGGGAGTGTCTATAAGATATTCTTTACAGTAGACTACCTAATGAGACTCTAGTCGAATCTTACCAGAGACAAGAGTAGGGGGAACCTAATAGAAACTCTAAGAAAGAGTCTCTAACAGAAAGGTAACTATGACAACTAAGACTACCTCGAATGAGAAGAAGTTAGCACTACTGCGAGAGAGGAATAGACGAAGACTTAGACAGCAGTATGAGTCTGACTATGAGTCATTTGCAGAAGATCAGATCAGGATTCTTCCGAAGGATCCATCGAAAGGATTTATCCCCTTTAAGCTGAATGCAGCACAGAGGATTATTAACGACAAGATTGAGGAACAACTGAAGAGTACCGGCAGAGTCAGGGCCATCATCCTTAAGGCACGCCAGATGGGGATATCAACCTGGGCTACATCACGGGTATTCTGGAAGAGTTACTTCAATAGCAACAACAAGTCAGTAGTAATGGCACATGATGGAGGTACATCTGATGCACTCTTCAACATGTCACGTAACACTATTGACAATATGCCAGAGGACTTCAAGCCTGAGCTTATCAAGTCTAACGCTAAAGAGATTGTGTTTGCTCACAATAACTCAGGCTATAGACTGTACACTGCAGGATCACCTGAAGCTGGTCGGGGAACTACACCTACCGTAGCACATCTTTCTGAGGTAGCCTTCTGGTTACATGATGCAAAGATCCTTGCTGGACTATTCCAGGGTATCTCTCAAGCAGAAGGTACTGAGGTAATCCTAGAGAGTACCGCTAATGGTATAGGTAATGAGTTTCAGAGACTATGGAAGGGTGCTGTAGATGGCACTAACGAGTACATTGCTATCTTCGTACCTTGGTTCCTTATGCCAGAGTATGCAAGAAAGGCTCCTGAAGGGTTTGAGAGGACTCCTGAAGAGGAGAAGTTGGTTGTAAATTATCAACTAACAAACGATCAACTCTACTGGAGACGTCTAAAGATTGCTGAATCAGGAGAGATCAAGTTCAAACAAGAGTATCCTGCTACACCTGAAGAAGCATTCATTGTGTCAGGCTCTAACGTGTTTGATCTTGAGAAGCTACAGAAGCTTATACCTCAACCGATCATCAAGCAGCTAGAGTTCAACTTCGGTACCTGTCTCTTTGATGAAGACAAGAGAGGTTCCCTGACAATCTACAGGGCACCACGACATGATGAGGCTTTCGCTGTTGGTGCTGACGTAGCACTAGGTGTGGGTAAGGACTATTC